GGACGAAATCATTGTAATATGGTTTAAGCTTTTAACTCTTGCCGGTAAATCAAATAGCAGCGGATCGCTTTTTTTATCCAATAGAATCCCATATACGATTGAAATGCTTTCGACGATATTCAATCGAGAGGTGAATGTAATCCAGATGGCTTTAAATGTTTTCGTCAACTTCGGCATGGTCGACATTCAAGAGAACGAAACTATTTCAATTGCTAATTGGGAAAAGCACCAAAACGTTGATGGAATGGAACATGTAAGGGAACTTACAAAGAAACGTGTAAGTAGGCACAGGGAGAAATTAAAGCAATTACCGACACCAGATGAGCATGTAACGTTACATGAAACGTTACGTAACGCAATAGAAGAAGAATTAGATAAAGAATCAGATAAAGAAAAGAATAAGAAGAAAAAGGACAAGCCAGTAAAACACAAATATGGTGAGTACAACAACGTTTTGCTATCGGATGAAGAACTGGAAAAACTAAAATCCGAGTTTTCTGATTACAAGGAACGCATCGAGAACCTTTCTGTTTACATGGCAAGTAAAGGCAAAAAGTATGAAAGCCACCTTGCGACCATCCGTAATTGGGCAAGGAAGGAACAGAAAGAAAAATGTAATGCACCCGGAGGGATTTCGTTATGGTAAGACAATCAGATGTGGAAAAGCAATTGATCGGTATTTGGGTTCAGAATAAGATGTTGCAATACACAGAACTGTTTCAGCCGGAGGATTTCATTTACTTTACCGGAACGTTTTCCAATATCGTAAAGGCGATTAAGGATGGCAAACCGGTCAGCATAGCAACCGCAGCCGGGGAAACAAAGGTTGCGGAACTTGCGGAGTTGATGTCAAAAGCATTTCCAAGTCAAATTGAAACCTATGTGGAACAGATGCAGCTTTTAGTGGCAGAAAGGAAGTATAAAGAAACCATCGAAACACCGTTTCAAGGGACAGCATACGAAAAGGCATCACAAGTAATCGAAAAAATGAAGGAAATCATACCGCATGGCAAGGCAAAGGACTTGAAACAACAACTGCTTGATCTTATAAGCGAACTTGACAACCGGAAATCCGTTGATAAAAGCATGGGTTACGGAATACCAAAGCTTGACATAAAGACCAACGGAATCCAAAAGGAAAACTTGGTTATCATATCGGGCAGACCTGGTTCTGGTAAGTCGGCTTTCGCTTTACAGGTAGCCAACAATGTCCTGTCACACAATTACAAAGTGCTGTTCGTTTCGCTCGAAATGGGCGAATCGGAGTTGTTGGAAAGATTAGTCCTTCACTTATCAGATATTGATGGTCATGCTATGAAAACCGGAAATATTTCGAAGTATGAATGGAGTCAGACCTCATTAGCGGTGGACAAAATCGCATCGTATAAGCTGGACATCAATACAAGAATCCGAAATACCGCACAATTACGTGTGGAAATTGCACGAACACAGCCGGATTTGGTAATTGTTGACCAGATTGGACTCATGCGAGAGGACGAAAGGTTTAATTCAAGAAGGGAAGAAATCACCGCCATTACAAGAAAGCTGAAACTGATGGCGATGGACTTCAAGATTCCGGTTATCGCGTTGGCACAGATTAACCGGGACGCAAGCGAAAACTTCCCGACACTGGCGAATCTAAAGGAATCCGGATCAATCGAAGAAGATGCCAATGTGGTAATCATGCTTCATGTGCCGACTGAATCCCAATGCAACAAGATGGAACTTCCATACCACAATCCGGACGATGGTAGAAAGACCGTTCTGCTGATGTTGGCAAAGCACAGAGCCGGAGAGGTTGGCAATGTGCCATCGGTTTATATCGGCAGAAAATATAAATTTGTGGAGATTGCAAAATAATAGTTGACAAGTTAGTAAGTGAGAGTATAATAGTATGTAGGAGGGGATGAAAATGAACAAATGCACAAAATGTTATGCGGAATTTATCACACCAAAGGTTGTACTTGTTCCGCACTATGAAGTTGACACCAGAATTTTCGAAGAAATACAGACTTGCCCCGAATGTGGCAGCGAGTATTTTGAAGAAGTGACGATCTGTAATGGTTGCCATCAACGGTACATCACAAGTGAAGAAGATTATTGCAAGTCATGTTACGCAGACGTATCTGATGCAATCGGCGGATTGGCAAAACAGAAAGACATATCTTTCGGAGAGGCGGTAGACTTGTTTACCGCATGGAGTGAGAGGTATTGAAATGTGGATTTGTTGCAGATGTCAGACAATAACAGACGAATACCCAAGCAATAGTTATTGCAAGAACTGTAAAAGTGAGGATGATTTCGATGAAATCACAGAAGAAGAAGCGGAGGAGATAAATAATGAATTACTTCGAACAATTAAACAGCATTAACGTATCCGACAAGACGGAAAAGAAGAACGGATTAACCTACCTTTCATGGGCATGGGCATGGGGCGAAGTTAAAAAGAAATACCCGAGGTCGTTTTACACCGTATATGAAAACGCAAATGGATGGAACTACTTCACAGATGGAAATACTTGTTGGGTTAAAACCGGAGTGACCGTTGTGACAGACGAAGATTCCATTGAACACATTGAATATCTGCCGGTGATGGACTTCAAGAACAAGTCGATTCCACAGGCTGCGGTAACAAGCTTTGAAGTGAACAAGGCTATCCAAAGAAGTCTGACAAAAGCAATCGCAAGGCATGGTTTAGGTCTTTATATATACGCCGGAGAGGACTTGCCGGAAGATGCGAAGCAGGACACGCAAGCAGATATGCCAAAGGAACAGCAAGTGGACACCAAGAAAAAAATCAACGATGTCCAAGCAGAAGCAATCAAAGAACTTGCCGAGCATACCAATACAAATGTAGCCGAGTTGTGCAAGTATTACAAGGTAAAAGCACTTGACGAACTGACATTGGAACAGTGGAACCAGGCAATCAAACTACTAGAAAAGAAACGAGGGTAAAAACAATGAATGTAAAAATTGGTAATGGGTGGTCAATCGAATCTGACCCGCTAAACTACATATTAAAGCAGCGATATGAAAGTAAGCAAAAAAGAACTTTGGGGAAAATAATTGTTTCCGAAAAGGGGTTTTATAACAGAATAGAGCATATTTTAAACGCAGTTTTAGACAAGGAACTAAAAAAATCAGAAGCAGAAAGCTTGGAATCACTAATAGATTCTGTTTTGGAAACTAGAGAAATGATACATAAATTTTGTTCAGAAAAAGAACTTGGATTTAAAGATTTGTGGTTAGAAAATCAGAGGTTATTGGAAGAAAATAAAAAGTTGAGAAATGAATTAGAAAAGAAACGAGGGTAAGATGGAATCCATTCTGCAAGAGGAAAAGTTGTGTCTGATATGCGGATCACCGAATGTGGAAGAACACCATTGTTTCTTTGGGGCGAACAGAAAAACATCTGAAAGGTTGGGGTTAAAGGTTTATCTTTGCCCCAACCACCACAGAGGAAACTACTCACCGCACATGGACAGGGAACTGGACTTGAGGATTAAAAAGTTGGCGCAGAAGAAATACTTGGAAACAAAGACTATGGAAGCATGGTTCGAGGATTTTGGAAAGAACTATTTAACGGAGGATTCCGATGAAAATCATTAGCCTGATGGCAGAAAGACTTTTCGGCGGTGAGTACAAGGTATCTGCAATAGTGCCACAAGGCTCTAGCGAAGCCATAGAGCGACTTTTATCGGAGTTTGGTATAAACCATCAAGGGTGGGAATTGACCATCGTTAAACCGAAAAATAAAAGGTCACTCGATGCGAACGGTTATCTATGGCATTTGATAAACGAGATAGCCAACGTACTCCGGTCGAGCAAAGACGAAGTGTATTTGGAAATGCTACGCAGATACGGTCAGAGTCAACTGATAAAACTTCCGACAGAAGGTCTGCCGATCCTGACAAGAGCAATCAAGTACTACGACATAGGTAAAGAAAAGGACAATTGTACTTATGTCAAGGTTTATATGGGTAGTTCAGACATGGATTCTACCGAAATGAGCATACTGATTGACGGAGTAGTATCGGAAGCAAAAGAGTTGGGAATCGAAACAATTACACCGGACGAGTTGTCAAAGCTGAAAGGATTGGAAAGGAGATAATATGGAAAAGTTTAAAATCAAAACGTTCCCTTTGCTGTTTGAAGCAAAAGAACTGGCAGCGATTAGGGAAGTGGCGGTTGCTAAAAGAATGACAATTAAAGAGTTCATGTATGAAGCTATCAAAGAGAAGATGGAGAAGGAGAACCAAGATGCTTAAAACAAATGTAACAGGTGATGGAATGGTATTCGCAAAGGAATACAATGGCAGAATGTACTACACAATGGGGCTTTCGCACAAGAAACCGGACGGAACATATGAGAATGGGTACATTAGTGTGAAGTTCAGAAAAGATGTTGCTGTCCCGAACAAAACTAAAATCACTAACATCAATGGATGGGTGGACTTCTATCTGAAAGACAAGGCAACTGTTCCGTACTACTTTATCAATGAGTTTGAGTTTGAAGAATCCGATGTGCCTAGAAGTAATATCCCCGATGGGTTCCAGGCTATTGACGATGATTCAATCCCGTTTTAGAGGCTAAAAATGAACTATACATATAAGATGGTCAAGCAGATAACCGAAATGACCAGCAAGAAAGCAACGGAAAATGTCTTGTATATCGTACTTGCTACCCTTTCCGATAGGTATAAGTTCGATGCAAAAGACCTTGAGAAGTTCATGGCGGAGGTAACCGCTGCAAGTAGATTGCTTGGCGATTATGTCACAAGGGAAGATTTAAAAGCGATCATTGAAAAGCAGACCGGAATAGAGGTGTAAAATGATTTGTAAGATTTGCGGAAAAGAGTTTGAAGCCAAGAAACATTCTGCTAGGTATTGCTCCGAACAGTGCCGATGGGTCGGCGTGAAGGAAAGGCAAGAACGAGCATACGAAAAGATCAAAGCTAAAAAGCAACCAAGAGAAAAAGAGTGTGCGTATTGTGGGAAGAAGTTCATGCAGACCGGCAAAGAAAAGATGTGTTCGGAAGATTGCAGAGAAAAAGCAAGGAAGGTTGTCTACTACAAGAAAAAACTTCCGAAAGAAAAGACTTGCCCGATTTGTGGAGAGAATTTCATTGGGAATCCGAAGAAAGTATTTTGCTCAAAGAAATGTGTGAGCAGGGCAACCGTAATAAAGGAACATGTGGACTATCCGGAAACAAAATGTGCGATCTGTGGCAAGGTATTCAAGCCTAAAACGAACCGGTCTAAGTGCTGCTCAAAAGGATGCACGAAAAAATTCCACAAAGAAAAATCACCAACGATTGAATGGACGGATTTTCTAGAGCCATACATGGGCAGACCGTCAAAGATTGACGAGAAGGAAAGAATGGCAAGGCAATCCGGAAAGCACTATGAGGACTTGCAAAGAAGTGAAACGATTGATTTATATGCCCGAGTGGAACTGCCAAGATGGGCAATACCCGATAAGGTATAAACCGCAAAACATGATACAAGATCGCACCCGATAGGGGTGAAGTAGCATTTTAGACGGTCATAATGCAACTTATACTTTTAGTTATGCCCGAATGGGCGAAAGGAGAATAAAATGGAAAGATTGACAAAGAAAAACAAACATAATCGATGGGTTACACCCTTTTGCACACGATATGACGATGAAGAACTTAATGAACAGCACACAGGGCGTTCAGTAAGCAAACTTGCTGATTACGAGGACAGGGATGAGAAAGGTTGCGATTGGTGTAACCGTACAGATGGATATGCCCGCACGGAATGTACTCTGGTTGACCACGAAGGGAATAACCTTGTGGTAGACCACATGATAGTTTCGTCAATAGCCGACTACTGTCCAAAGTGCGGAAAGAAGTTGACAAATAAATGAACAATACCCGAATGGGCGAAAGGAGAGAGAGGATGCTTGAGGTAAACAAAATATATAACATGGACTGCCTAAAAGGTATGAAGTTGCTTGAAGATAATAGCATTGACTTGACGGTCACTTCGCCACCGTATGATGATCTCCGAAACTACAATGGATTTTCATGGGACTTCGAAGAAGTGGCAAGACAGCTGTACCGAGTAACAAAAGTTGGTGGGGTTGTGGTCTGGATTGTAGGTGATAAAACCATTAAAGGTTCGGAAACTGGCACATCTTTTAAGCAAGCACTATTCTTTAAAGAAGTTGGGTTTAACCTCCACGATACGATGATTTACGAAAAGGACAGCATATCCTTTCCTGAAACAAATCGATATAGCCAAGTATTTGAGTATATGTTCGTGTTCAGTAAAGGCAAACCTAAATCTGTAAACATTATAAAAGATCGTAAAAATAAATGGTATGACGGAAACAAGAAAATTAAAGGCAAAGAAAGGCAATCGGATGGGTCATTGATAGGGAGAAGAAAAGGTAATCTGCTCAAAGAGTACGGGTCCCGATTCAACATATGGAGGTTTTCGACAGGATACATGAAATCATCGCCCGATAAAATCGCCTATGGGCACCCTGCGATCTTTCCTGAAAAACTTGCCAGCGACCACATTATTTCGTGGAGCAATGAGGGAGATATAGTGCTTGACCCCTTTATGGGGAGTGGTACGACAGCGAAGATGGCTATCTTAAACAATCGGCAGTACATAGGTTTTGAATTAAGTGAAGAATATTGCCAAATTGCAGAACAAAGATTATTAACAGAGTGATTACTAACACCCGAATGGACGAGGAGGTTTTGAGAATGTTTGTAGTATGTATGTATTGGGTCATCGATAGAACGAAAACTTTATGTGTCGTGACCGAAACGAGAGAAAAAGCGGAGGAATATATTAAATCCAGGATGGCTGGACGTTATTACAACGGCTCTGGAGTCTACAGAATAGAAGAAATCCCTTTGTATACTTAATGCCCGAATGGGCGAAAGGAGAGAGCCATGAGTGAAATAAAACGAGGTGCGATGGTACAATTCAAAGCGGATTGGGAAAACGAACCAACTCTGGCGAACACGGGAATCATCAAAAGGGTTGCAAAAGACAAGAGTTGGGCAGATGTCTCTACACTATTTGGCAACAAGAGGGTTAAAAAACCATCGGAGAATCTGAAAGTTATTACCGAGCCCTTGGTGGTCTATATTTGATAATGCCCGAATGGGAGAAACAATCTATTGAGAGGTGAAAAAATGATACCAAAAGCACCATACAAATATTGTTTTATTAGTAAATCACAATGCAGCAAAGCAATTAAAAATACGGGAAGGTGTTCTAAAAAGGACCAAGAAAACTGCACTGCTACAAAAAGATTTTTAAAATATTTGAAATGGTAACGCAATAATTATCAATACCCGAATGGGCGAAATGAGAATGAACGATGAACACACCATTTGTAACGCAAGGTTGGTTATGCCCCTTATGTGGTAGAGTAAATTCCCCATCAACAATGCAGTGTCCATGCTATACCACCAAAACTACGACAGGCTCAAGTACAACTGACTTTAGGGATGACCCAAACCGAGAAACACAAGCAGAATATTTCGGGAAAAAGTAGTGCCCTATTGGGCGAGGAGGTAGTGATGAAATATATCAAAGAAGTCTACAAACGAGCATTTATGATAACACTAGGACTTCTCTGTTTTCTCACGGTCTTGACTGGTTGGGTATTCATATTGTATCTCTGCACGACATACACCTGGTGGTTTTGGCTTTTATTCTTACTTTACCCACTGCCTGTAGCAATGTTGTGGTATTTAGAAGATATATGGAGGTAGTGATGGAGTATAAAATGTGTCCGATATTAAATACCAACAATAGCCATACTTCTGATATGAGACTGTCTGCCAAGAATGGGTTGGTCTATTGTTTAGAAAAGGAGTGTGCTTGGTGGGATGACGCAAATGAATGCTGTATTGTTCACGCATTATCCTGTTTGGGTGGAGGTAGCCAATGAGAACGATTAAATTCCGAGGAAAGCGGTTGGATGGCGAGGGTTGGGCATATGGGTATCCTCTTGAAAAATTTCAAGCAATAGATGCAGAACCAAGAATTGTTATAGATACTTGCCGAACTTTCGCAAACGATGGTTATCACAGTTTAGAGCAGTATGCAGTCCTCCCCGAATCGGTCGGTCAATGGACGGGTCTGGTGGATAGGCATGGCAAGGAGATTTACGAGGGGGATGTACTGCTAAACATAACAAATCCTTTAGTGGACAATGAGCCGTTTCTTATCTACTACGACACGCAAGAGGGAATGTGGATGTGGTTCGACAAGAACGAAGAAGGGGATGCGTTTAATTGGGCGATTGCCAAACATTCTGAAATCATCGGAAATGAGTTTGACAATCCAGAACTGATGGAGGTGTGATATGAAAGAGAATATCGGAGAAAGAATTTACTTTTATAGGGTTACATATGTTTACAGCAAACGATTTAGCAGGGGAGTTGGGTCCTGCTATGTAAAAAGGGCGAGAGAGTTAAACACCATTGTGGAAATTTTGGATGTAGAAGAGAGCATCAAGCATGAATGCGGGTTGAAAAATATTACAATAACCAACACCATGCAGATGGAGGTGGAGTGATGAATAGGACGGTTTACCAGACGTATAAAGAATATGCTAACGGAGAATGTGAAAACTGGTATTTAAATAAAGACACAGGTGGTGGTTGCATTGTCACGAAGATTGAATACCATCCACCAGCGGGAGAAGGAGATGCTCATTACTGCGATGTGCATATAAGCAACGGAACGATGAGAAGGGTTTTTAGACCAGATAATATTGATTTTGGGGAGGTGGAGTGATGGCATTTTATTCGGACATAGTTAAAATTTTAGAATTTGACGAAGAACTGAAATTTACAAAAGGCGAATTACTTGGGGCAATCGAGAAACTTGAAGCTGAACACCCATACCGAGTATCGGGAAGGCACGAAACATATGATCCATATAATCAAGGGTGGAGTGATGCCCTGGATAGAGTGTCGCAGTTATTGGAGGTGGAGTGATGGAAGGAATTGAATCAAAGGCCGTTCAAGTAGTGATAGTTGAGCCAATAATCATGCTTTGTGCATTTAGATACGCATTGGGAAGAAGAACATTTGTGCCTACCATTGTGGCAAAGGGAATTAAAAAGAATATAAAGGTGTTGCCGACTAAAGACTTGCGTAATATTAAAAATGAAATACAATACGAGCATGAAGCCGGAGGCTTGGGGGATTGTTGCGATGTGGAGACTTGGGTGGAGTTAAAGACCGTGATTGAAAAGGAACTCGAAAGGAGAAAGGATGGAAACGATTAAATACTTTTTAAACATGATCGTCACAGTTATCGGTTATGTAATACTGTTCAGCGGATTCGTGATATTCGCTTTAGACGGATTGCAATACTTGACAAGTGGCAGATACATGATGGCATTGACCGGATTTGCAATATCGGCAGTGTGCCTGTTCGGAGTATATTGGATAAATGAAAAGGAGAAGAAATGAACATTGATGAAGCTTGGGAAAAAGGAAGGTCAGAAGGATTGGATGAGGCATGGGAACTTCTGGATGAGTTCGCATCGATAACAAGAATGAAGTACCATAATATCCACAATCCAAATGACAAAGAAAGCAACACATACAAAATTAGGATGAACACTATCGAAACCATTAAGATATTGTTGGAAGAAAGGATGAGCAAATGATTATAACAATAAGCGGTAAGGCAAGGCATGGCAAGTCTGTATCAGCAGAAATCCTAAAACAAATGTACGAACGCAGAGGATACCGAGTGGCAATCACAAGCTTTGCATCACACATCAAAAGCATATACACAAACTACTTTGAATGGGACGGAAGAAAGACCGAAGAAGCAAGAGCGTTTCTGCAATGGCTAGGTACAGAACACATCAGAAGCATTGACCCATTGTTCCATGTAAGGAGAACGCAAGAGGAAATCGAACTTCTAAAGGGCAGATTTGATATTTTCATCATACCGGATTGTAGATTCCCTAACGAACTGATTGGCGATTATGCCCTAAAGGTTGTGAGAGAAGGGTATAAATCAGAACTTACAGAGGAACAGCAGAAGCACATCAGCGAAACTGCACTCGATGATTACGACAAATTCGACCTTGTGATAACAGCAGAGAGCGGCGATCTCGTCGGACTAGCAAATCAATTGGAGGAACATTTATGGAATTTACCATCTACGGAAACCCGATAACCAAGAAGAACAGTTCGCAGATTATCCAGTGCAAAGGCAGAGCAATGCTGATTCCATCAAAGCAATACAAACAATATGAAAAGGATTGCAAAATCTATATGCCGGATTGCGAAACGATTTCAAGCAGAGTGAACCTACAATGTATGTACTATATGCCGACCAGAAGGAAGGTGGACTTGTGCAATCTGCTTGCTGCCACTTGCGACATTCTTGTAAAGTACGGAGTGATTGAGGATGATAACTTCACAATAGTGGTGGGGCATGATGGGTCAAGGGTATTGTACGACAAGGAGAACCCAAGAGTTGAAGTGATTATAACGGAGGTAGAGAATGGGAACTTGTAAAGAATGTGCCAACTATGACAAAGGATTCTGCCGGACGATGATAAACAAGCCGAAAGAGAAGTGGTGCTTTATGACATACGACCAGGCGATAAAGGCAGAAAAGGACATTATAGACTATGCTTTTAACGCAAAGGGGCAGTGTAATAGCACCGCATACAAAGTAGCGGCAGAAGCTAGATTAGCCATCAATTCACTAGAGGATAAAAGGAGAGAAGAATGTTGCGAGAAGAATTTATAGAACGGTTATCTGAAATTAAAATCGTTGACACCGCCAATGTGGAATTGGTAAAACGAAACAAGGAATTGACAGACGAGATTCTGCGATTGAGAGAAAAGGACAAAGAGTCAATGGACTTGATTATGGACTTGGGGAAAAAGGTAATCCTGTTAAAGAAGGAGAATGAACGAATTAAAATTGCACAACAGAAGTTGGACGCGATACAAGAAATCATAGAACTATAAACAGATAGAGGGGCATCAGCCCCTCTATTTTGTTATTGGTAAATCTTCTAAACGTTCTACCAGTTCTGTTATTACCCCATTACCGCCTAGATTTTTGTACTGACGGAACAGATCATCAAGGTTCTCGAGTTCGTAAATCGGAATATGCCCCTTCTCTGTGTACTTGTTATACATGGCGATGATTTTGTCCCGAAGTAATGCACGCAGAGCCAATTCGGACGAGATATGCTTGGCTCTCATGCATTGATACTTCCGATAAAGTGTTCCCATACCGGCAACTACGACCCCAAAGGCAAACTGTAGCCAGTATTTGACGATGAATTCTGTCATATAAAGCCTCCTCATAGGCATTTATTTTGGCTCGTCCTTCTTACTAAAGTAGAATGTCATAATCATGGCGAACACCAACATGAAATCATCGGGTGTAAGCACTTTAACTACGGACAAGTACGAAAAAATAACGGTCAGGGTAAGGGTTACAATAGACTTTACATTGACTAATTTTAAAAATTCCTTCATTACTTTCCCTCCATCGCTTTCGCCAACTTGATAATCAAATCATCGCCATATCGATAATCGTCTGCAATATATTGTATAGTACTGTCTGAAAGTCCAGCTTTCGCCTTGACTATTTTTTTAGCCTCTTCCTTTGTCATATAAATACCTCCGTAAATACCCAAAGCATTTGGTATACTCATTATTTCAGAAACATTTAAGAATGATCCTGATTTATCTGTTTGCCTTATTTCATAATGGCAATGGGAACCAAAGCTGTAACCGGTGTTACCTTCTATCCCGATGGCAGTTCCGATATCGACTTTCTCGCCAACACTAACAAATGATTTTTTTAAATGTGCGAATAAGTGCCTGCGATTTTTCTGGTCGATTATCTTTACATATAGCCCCATTCCACCGTCAGGGTAGTTGTCAAATCTACTAGCAACAACCGTTCCGGAAATTGGGCTTACTATCTCTTTTGAGTCAACGCCAACAAGGTCTATTCCTTGATGATCCTTGCCTCTATATGGTTGTGTTACTTTGTATTTGCCTTTGTATATCATGTTGTTTCCTCCAGAATCATCACCTTGCTTTCGGATTGTACCCAATCAACTTTGCAGTTAAGAGCCTCTGCGATGAACCGGATTGGTACAAGGGTGCGGTTATTTTTGTCTATGAAGGGTGCAAAAGGAAGGATATACTCAACATTGCGTATAACAGCCCTAATTGAGCCTACAGTCAATTTTATATCGCTTCCGATAGTTATATCCTTTGTCTTTGGAAACCACGTCACAGGCGAATTTAGAGCCTCTGAAATCACCCTGACAGGTACAAAAACGTTCCCTTGCAGATTAACCGGTGTGGTGTCCATAAAATGCGGTCTGCCATCTACGAAATACTCATTGGACTTGGTTGTCATGGTGATGTACTTGCCACTTGGCATATATGGTTGCCCATGTCCATAATATTTATCCGTTCCGGGTTCGCCCAAATCTTTTGAAAGCATCTTCAAAAGTTTGTAAGTTTCATAATGCGACATTGTTCCGTATCGGCTCATCATGAGTGCCATCATCCCAGCCATGAACGGAGTGGATGCAGATGTGCCATCCCACCATCCGACCGATTGGGAGAAATCAAGTTCCGGACCGACCGATGAATAGGTTGCCCGTTTGAATACACCATTGGGGAAATTCAATGCACCAATAACAATGGATAATTCTGTAGGAAATCTTGTGGAAATGGTATCGCCATCCCCGATTCCTTCATTAGATGCTGAATTGAATATCGGCATCCATCGGTCTTTCAAAGCATCTTTCATGTACTCCGACCATGCCGGATAATTCGTACCCTTAATCGATGCGGTTATAATGTCGGGCTGAAACTTCTGAATAAATTCTTTCAGGTCATAATCTCTGTCATAATGGACAGTAGGGGGAGAAGTGAAACCACCGCTCCCCATACTGAAACCAAAGTCTGCCGATATAACTTCGGCTTCCGGTGCAACATCGAGGATCATTTGCTTGGAACAAGCACCATGACCGCCAGCCGATTCGCAATTCCAAACCTTGATTCCTTGTCCTTTGAATCCTTTGTTGTGCCATTCGGTTATGCCGAGTCTGTTGAAGATTGGAATCAATTCGGTTTTCATTTCTGCTCCTTCACTAATGTCATGAATAACTTATCCTTTGTTGCAAGGTCATATGGAAGTGAATTGATTGCATCATACTTCTCAACATTCTTTGTCAGCCCTTGCATAGCGGTGAAAGCATCGATGATCTGTTGTTCGGTTAAACCTTGCTCTAAACCTAAAGCCAAACGTTCGTTCTGGCTATCGGTCAGATTGTACTTTGTAAAGAACTCTCCGGCGGGTTTTCCTCTCTTATACATATCGTATGCTTCTTTTGCGAAAGAGTTTCGAGTCTTTGAAAGGTCAAGCAGAATGTCACGTTTTTCTTCTGAGTTAAAGTCTTTAGAGTTCTGAACATCACGCATCTGCTTGGAAACTTCATAGATTGCATCTTTGTACTTCGATAAGATTTCGTAACGGTCTTTTTCGATGCCGGTTAAATCTTGGTCTTGCTGTTGCAATCCTTTCCGCTTGGTTTCAAGTTTGGAAAGTTCGTCATATACGAACTCCATTGGCTTACCGGTTGCAGCTTCGTTGACTAAAAATGCTCTTGCAAGTGGCTTCTGCGTAGTAGTTTTTGTCGGTCTTTCCACTTCTCTTGGTGCAACCTTGCCAGAAATGTAATCGTAAATGTCCATAGCATATTGACCAAGACCAGCGGTGTAACCTTTGATGGTGTTTTCTGTGATTCTTGGCGATGCCAATGCTGCTTCGGGTGCGATTGCTTCAATGCCACCAGCGATTGTCTTGGATAATTCGCTTGTTCCAACATCGAACTGCATGGACTTCGGAAGGTTCTGTTCTCTCATGGGAACGATTGGTGCTTGCCTAAAGAAAGACTTGTTCGCCCATGCCTCTGCTAAAGGAAGTGCAGCTGTCGGGATAATTGGTACGCTCTGATTCTTCAATGTGTTTTCAACGAACCCATCAAAAGCTGTCGGGTCATTTTGCAAGAAGTAATCCATGAACCGTTCTGTTCCGTTTGCTACTATAGCAAGGTCGAATGGTTTCGGGATTCTGGCAACCATATTCGTGCCGGGAACAGGGATCAGATAGAATGTATCTTTCAACCAATCCGGTGCATCTTCAATGGTCTTTGTCTGTTCTTCGTTAGCAAGAGCATACTGCAAAGCCTTCACGGTAATAGCCGGTATGACCAACCCTTTCGCCATTCTAGATGTGACACCGATTGGATCTTCCTTAATTGCACGATATAACTTGGACTTACCCTGAATGTTGGCATTCGCAAAAGCAATTACCTTGTTGGCTTGTTCGATAGTAGAGCCTTTTCTTGCGAAGTCCATTAAATCCCTTGCCTGGTATGCGGATTCTGCTTCGCTTAAACCTTCTCTGATTCCCTTCTTGTACATACCGAGTTTGGTAGCAGTTTCGGTTGCATCAGAGATTTTACGCATCAATTCAACGGTTGTTCTTGGGTCGATTACATTGATGAACTTTTTGGATACCGGAGTCTTGATAATGTCTTTCAGAATCTTTCTGTTTGTGGTTCGGTCGTAAGATGTCAAGTTTCCAAAAGCACCTTTGTTTTCAAGGAACGATTTATACATATCGTCTTTGCCAAGATAAGATGCAAGACCTCGTGCAAAGTCTGTAACCGGATTGAATCCGGAAGTTACATAGGCTTGAACTACGTCACGCATTGGGTTTCTTGCGGCAAATTCCGGTGTCAATGTAGCACCGGCACGAAGTAATGAAGTAGGATAAGAAAGCATCTTAATAAGCACGTTGCTGTTAGATTCATTCAATCCTTCAAATGCCTTATAAACATTCTCGTCTACTTCGTATCGTACACGTTCGCCATTCTCGAATACCGTTACAGCATTTCTAGCCTTATCGTCCTTGCCTAACCTTCTGACAAATGTCTGATTAGGGTTGTTGTCAACGATATTCTTTAGTTGAATGCCAACATCGTTCTGTGCGGCAGATGCGAGAAGTTTGTATGTATTACCGACAATGCTTTCAAGTGGATCAATCGTTTTGCGAAGGTCTGTTCCTTTAAGGGATTTAATTGGTGAGCCGGGAGTGAAACTCCTTTCCATTTCAAGTTCATCAATTTCCCTTTGGAGTGGCATATAGTTCGGAAACTTTGCCCTCATGTTGGCAAGGAAGTCTTGTGAGATTCTTCCGCTGTCGGCAAGAGTCTGAATCAAATCGTCATTGTATTTCAGAAGTGCCAACCGAGCATCTTCTAAAGCCTGATTGCCTTGATATTTCTGCAATATTGCATTGATTTCATTGTCTGTAAAACCACTCTTGTACCCTAGTGCGTTAACATCTTGTGCGTGTCTGGCTAAAGCATAAGCCCCGAGGTCTTTGTAGTCCAATCCGGCTGACTCGACAGCCTTTATTATTGGCTTTAACTGAAACTCGATACGACCAGATGCTTGTTCGGGAACTCCCCTTGTAAGCCTAGCTGTTTTATATAAAGATTGTTCTGCCGAATTGATTCTACCGGTTGCCTGTTTTTCCAATCTTTCAAGCGGTGCAAGATTGTCGGTTAAATCCATACGAAGATTTTCTAATCTTTGAGAAATTGGTTTCTCACGAGGTTCTTTTTTATAGGAAATCTTTGACATGAAAGACGATACATCTTGGCTTGTAGATGCGGAAGGTTGTGGAGTAGCCATAGAAGGTTGTACGGTAGCCGTAGGCGGTGTTTGTGTGGCTTGTGGTATGTTGATGCCACTAGGAACAGAAGTAGGTTGTGCGGTCATTCTAGGGGCTTGTGTAGGTGTAGGCAGTTTAGTTAATGGTGTAGCACCCTTTGCCGCCTTAATGTCGTTTAAGAATCCAAGCGGAGTAAGTTCGAGTGGATCAGTTCCAACCTCTAATGCTACCTTGTAGATATTAGCAAGTAGCGGACTTTGTTCTCTGATAACTTCGCTTGTTGGCTTGACTCCGCCACGTTCTGCAACAGCCTTTTCGTAATCCTCGTAGGACATTTGATATTGGATCGGTTGCAATCCTTTCCCTTGAATTACAGAGGCTAGTTGGTTTGCCAAGTTTAGATATGCAGATTGACCGGCGGTTAATGTAGCACCGGCAAGGTTTGCAATACCACCAGCAATATCACCCTTCTTGAATTTGGTGGCATAATCTTCTTTCGAAAAAGCCTTTTGAAGAATGTTCTCTTTTGGCTGGACCTTTGGTGCAACAATGGGTGCAACTGCTCTAGGAGTAGAAATAGGACCAACCACTTTTTGTGCTGGCTTTGGAGTAACTGGTATGGCTGTAGGAGTGGGAGCAGTTCCGGTCTGCACCACATTACCCTCTTTGAATTGAATTGTTATAGCCATTCGCTACCTCCTTAAAGCGGAACTACGGAATTTGTTCTGCTGTCAAATTTATATCCATAATTCCTCAATCTCATATCGAGAATGTTTTTGGTTATTCTTCCGCCTTCGTACTGTAATACAAGGTTTGTTATATCAGCTTGTGGATTGCTAGTTGCGGTTCTATCAGACAAGACCGCCGGAGTTGCCGAAGTAGATGTTTCAGGTGTACCATATCGTAATGACATGATTTGGTCAAATGTAGATTGTGAGAATATCCCACCGCTTGTTGCCTGTTGAATTGCGAACTTGCGGTATTCTTCATCGGTCATGCCACTAGTTCCACCACCTCCACCAGCTCCGGTTCTCTGGAGCCTAGCAAGTGCCAACTGGTTCTCAAACTCTTGCTGTCTTGCTTCTGCTTCTGCTTGTGAAATTCCGGCAAGTTTCTGATTCCTCTGTGCTTGTAAGAACGGAATGGTCGGGTCGTTCGGATTGAGTGCCATTCTGCGATTGATTTCGGCTTGAATATCTTGCTGATATGCACCGGATTGGATTGCTGCAAGGTCACGATTGAATGCTTGTTCTTCTGCTTGACCGGCAATGTCTGCCTGTTGCTGTAATGCTGTCTGTTCTGCCATCGCTCTCTGCTGTGCAATATTCGCAAGGGATTGTTCTCTTGCTGTTTCTAATTGAGCAAGACCTTGGCCAAGTGCTGACAGACCTTGAATCTGTCCCTGTGCGGCAACTCCGCTTGAAGTCTGACCCCTCTGTGCAAGATATTCTGCAAGGCTTCTTCTTCCGGCTTGGTATTGACCGGACAATGTAGTCTTTCCAGCTTCAAATTCTCTGCCGACATTCTGCTGTGCTTGGTTTAGTGCTTCCATCGTCATTTTCTTCTGCTGTTCGATGGCTTTCAATCTTGCTCTTTCTGCTGCTGTCCACTGACTTGTGACACCTGCCGTCTGCATACCGGGTCGGTAGTTAGGGTTTCCGGTTCCGCCAATCCACGAAGGTTCTTCTTGGGCGAGTGCCTTGTTCTTTATTTCGTTGAAGGACTTGCCTAGAAGTTCTCCACCTTGAAATGTAGTTGCCATGTATTACCCTCCTTATTTAGAGATACCGCCGATGATGGCAGGTGCGGATATGTTCAAAACTCTGCATCGGGTCGTTGTGTTGTTCTTGATGATGAACTTTCCGACAACGAATTTCTTCATTTTGGGTTTGAGCCTAATGGCTTTCGGATTGGTCTGTGTCGTGTAATCGAGTTCCTTCACAAGCGTTTCGGAGTCCTTGTCGGTCTGGTAGTAGAAATCTGCGGTCGAATCGTTGCCGTCAAGATACAGTTGAAGCCATATGAAATTCACGAACTTCCGATAGATGGTAGTGCCATAATCCATGAATCCAGTCTTGAAATAAGCATCGATTGCCGTACCATTATCGGTAAGTTGACCGCCGAATTTCATCAGTTGACCGCCGGATGTTCCGATTGTGAGTTTATCGGTAAAACAAATCGAAGTGATGGTGTCGTTGACATAGTAGTAATACCACACATCGAACTCATAATTGTAAATGTAGACCTCTTTGCCGATGATGATCCAGTATTCCGATTCCGCTTCATAATCGAATGTGATGATTCCGGTCATGGTTTCTGCATCGAGCAAAGGCTGAATCCGGTTAGACATATACGCAACGTTTCGTTCGTCACGAACATTCGATGCGACAAATTGGTAAACCTTTTTTCCGAATACGACAAACGGATTGTTTTGGATTAACCGGCTTTGTCCTACAACCGAACAGCCGATAGTGTCGTTTAACGGATAAACCGGAAACTCAACACCGATAAGCGAAGTGTACTCATAGGTGAGCCACCATGTATCGGTTTCTTTAAATACGATTAATCGGTCGTATTGCCTTTCCAAAGCCGTAACCTTTGTTTCTTCTGCACCGACCCTGATGTAGTTTAAAACGGGGAAGTATTCGGCAGAAGGCACGCCGTCTGCAAGACCGGAATAAATCAGAGTAGCATCGTTTCCGTACAGGAAGATTCTGGTGTCGTTCTTTCCGCCGTAAAATTCGTAATTGGTCTTGCGTAGAACCTCGGATTTGTCATCTGCACCGACGGTGTAAACGATTTCAACATTGTCAATACCAGTGTTTGGCGGAACGGTAAACGTGACGGTGCCGGTCAATAAGTTCGTTGTAATTGAAGATGCACCAATTCCGTTGATATAAGCAAAGTCAACAGAGGTTATGTTGGCTTGTGGGAGTTTGTAGGTTACAGTGCTGTTGTTCCCGTTGTAAAACACCCTGCGTTGACCGGTTAATGAATTGAGAGTTTCGTTCGTGACACCAACTCCGGTGGTTGGATTTGCACCGGTAACGATGATTGGGACATACCCAGTAACATCAGAAATGCTTCCGTATCCCGTCCACTTCTTGTATTCCACTCCGTTCTGAATATAGATGGAGTATTCTGCTTTCCCGTAAACACCAAACCAGAAGTCAGAAGATGCGTTCGCCGTCCAAGTGGTGTTGTTGTAGGTAACAGCAGTACCGCCGGAATAAAGCGATGAAGAAGTGGAAGGCATCAGGTAGTATCTTGTTGCACTAAACGTTCCGGTTCTTTCTACAACAAGGGCATACTGCGTATTGACCGTCAGCGTAACTTCGTCGAAGTAAAACATATGCGAAGAAAAAACATTGTACGTGTCGTTTGTCGGCAACGCACTGCCGGCAACCGTGTTTTTAGCCGTTGCGATTAAGGTAGTGGGCAGTCCGGCACTTGTATTGTAAAGGCTAACCTGAACGGCATCTGCGGGAACCTGCAAGTGATCGAATACTGAAAGGGCAATCTCGATAGATGTTAACCGCATGGTGCGAAGTGGTGTGAAAGTCTGTGCAAGCTTGGTTGCGAGAGTGGCACTGTATCCAAATGGTGCAGAAGTTCCCGCCCTTCTTTGGCGGATTGGCTGGGTATCTTCAAACTGGAAGAAACTTGTAGGTGCATCGGTTAGTGTGCCGAGATCGGTTGTCGTGCCGTCACCGTTGTTCTTATATACGTGACCGTCCGATGCAAATAGGTGCACGTCCGAACCGTTTAGCCTTCCGTACCACTGACCTCTGATTGGCTGACCGGTTGCGGAGTTTAAAACACCTGCATACCCGGTTCGTTTTTCGATATTGTACCCTTCGGTGATTTTGAAGTTCTTCATATCCGACAATTCGCCAACCTTCAATTCGGTGTCACCCAAAGCATCCGTATGAAGTCCGAGGAATTTGTCTATGTTCAGATTTACTGTTTTCATATTTATACACTCCCATAGACATTCACTATTTTAACTGCCGGTTTAGGCTTTCGGTATTGAGATTCTGCGATTAACTGCTGATATTTGTTCTTGAAAAGACCGGCGAGGTAATCATTGTGTTCGACATTCATGAAGGCTTCTGCCAACATATAAGCCATGATGTTTGCCGAGTAATCGTCAACAGTTACCGTATCGGACAAATCGGTTGCGGTGACTTTAGTCGGATTCGGAATGTAGGTAACAAGCAGTTCGCCTTCGAAATCTCTTGGGAATAAAATCTCCCATGCGATACCATTGTGTTCGACATTGTATCTTGGTGTGATTTCGTAGTTGTTCGCATCTTTGAATACCACATTCATAATGGAATGAGTGGTTGTTGGAAGGGTAACTTTTACCATCGGAGAATAGTCGTATACTCTGCTTACATTAGAGAAGCTTTCAGAGTGCATACAAACGTTTCTGAACCGGTAATAATGCGAACCAGAGAATACTATCCGGCTTTTAGTTGCACCGCTTGTAGGCGTGATTAGAGCCTTGTAAGGCACAAAGCCCATGCCGGTATTTGCTAACGTGATTGTTGCCAATGTATTCCAAGAGCCATTATAATCTTCAATCTTGACAGTACCACTTGCACCATCGGATTCGAAGTAATAAGTCTTGGCAACTCCTTCGGTTTCAATTATGATATCGGAATCAATGTGTTCTTCAATATCAAAGTAATCTCCACCGACCAAAATGTTTTTGAGTGGCTTATAGGCAATAGGATATTTAGTAAACAGATTGCCACTCTTAATCAATTCCATCTGAAAGAGATTGATTAGGTACGGAGTCCTAGCCTTGTAGTCTGCTGTATTCGCAGTATCGACAGCGCCGGCATCGGTTATATCATCGACCAAAGCAATTGCTCTTTCAAATATTTCATTTACTGTCATATTCTACTCCTTATACCAACATATACCCTACTGAATAGGTTGTGGAATTTGCATTTGCATGGGTCATAGTGAACCTAAATGTGGTAGGCATAATGTCTTTTGCAATAGTGTTTGCAGCGGCAGTCAAGTGAGGGCTTACTCTATAAACGTTAATGGAAATAGTGGTTACACTAGCAGACTCGAGAATAGTGTAATACTTTCCACTTGCCGGATCTTTTCCTTCAATCTTCAACTTGACATCAGAAGTGCTTACTGCGGTCACATCAAATACTACAATTAAAGATTGATGGCCAACGTTTGTGAAGTCAGATGTTGAGTTCGTTGCTGTCCTAGCCAAAGATGCAAGGGCAATCCCCCTATTGCTTTCGACTTGACCAATTAGGAACTTGGCTAATTTATTGGTTACTTCATTGTTCATGGTTTCTCCTATTCTTCATACCATTGGAACTCTAAAAATATAGTGTTGTTTCCGCTAGAGCCATTAGTCAGCACAATCGTGTAAAGGGTATCGGGTTTCAATACCCATTCGTTAGTGCCGCTTAAGTCACTTCCGGTTCTAGTGCCACCGACACCGGTAGAACCCGGTATGAACAATTCCGATATTTGAGTACCGTTATTTGTTACCGTTGCCCCTTGAGTTAAAATGGAATCCGTTGTGACAGTAGAGGTTCTATTCCGATTCGACGGAACTAGGGCAGTGCCACCACTCGCACCACTCGAACCTTCGAAGAAGAATCCGCTTAGATTGTCAGCACTCGTCCGGATATTAATCGGTCTGTAGTGGATAACCTTTTCCGAATTGGTTTGCAGAGTGAACTTTATTGATGCACCGGAAGCCAATGTGAATTTCGTTGCCCTTGTAAAATACTTGCCTTGATGAATATACGCATGGTCGTTGTCAATAATTTTTACCGCACCGGTTAGAAACTCGAAAGTATTCATGAACTTGTTATGCAGTTGGTTCTGTAACATTTTGCTCTCCTTTCGGATGTGCAGTACGATAGTGTGCAAGAAGTTCACCTTGATTCTCGCAAGTGAAGTCGCACTTCTTACAATGTCGCAACTCCTTTGATTCGGAAACAGGAAAATTTCTCTGCATCCGTTTGATTATTTTTTCATCGTCCGTTTCAAACACACCGTCCTTGTCGAACCTTCCAACTGTTTTCCAGTACGAAAGCAGACCATGCCGATAGTTCATTCGGATCAACATATTAGGTTCGCCTAAAAACTTCATGGTGTCCTCCATATAAGATAGGGGGCATTTCTGCCCCCACCTTCTTAAACTAGTTCTACAAAAGCCACAGACAGGGCGTGGTCAGTAAGGCACGTATCGGTTCCTGCCGGAGTGATTTCAATTTCGAACGTGCCGGTAGCACTCTTGAATCGTCCGTCTACAGGGATAACTGCGGTAGTGTTCTTGGTTACTGTCAGCGAAAGGTCGGCAACAGCCGCCATTCCGTTTACGCCCTTAATCAGTTTAACGGTCAAGTTGCCATCAGCGGCAGCACCGGTGCTTCTAACAATCAGAAGTCCTTTGCTTTCAGCTTTGGTCGGTGCAATTGCATAAGGCTGTTTTAATCCGTCGGTATCTGCGGTTGCCGCATTAGCGGTCAATGCTGCGGAAATGGAAGTTGCCGCATTGAATGCCGACAGAGTATTTTTAGTTACAGTGATTTTATCTCCTGCTGCCATAATTATTCTCCTTTATATGGGTGGGAATTTCACCCACCCGATTTAACATTGGTTACTATGTACTACCTAATTACCATTAAATGGCAGTTTCGGCAGTATATGTCATGACCCTCTTAACCAGTTCGTTCGGCTTAATGACCTTTGCACCGAATACTAACAGCCCGGACAGACCCATGTCGAAAGAGGATTCCAATTCCATAGCACGAGTCTTGGACAGAACATCTTCGTACACGATAGCGTTGTAAGAACCAGCCAGTACGGTAGTTACCGGAGCAGCGGCAGTTCCAGAGTTGTACAGGTTGTTGGTTACATAGATGTCCATGTCAAGGTAATTAGCCCAAGCCATACCACCAGTACCATTGATGCCCTCATTGATAGAGAACTTTACTCCGGCTAACTGTAACTTTTCTTTAACCCAAGGCGGAACCAGAATCCACTTATCTCCGCCCATGACATTCTGTTCTTCAAGCACTCGGCTGAACCCGGAAATGTCGGACAGGATAGTTGCGGAATCCACAGAGGTATCAGCGGTAAGAGTGTGACCGGCATCAGCTACTGCCGGGGAAGTGGCAGTACCGAAGATGTAAGTGTCAACAGCTTTCTGCAACTGATAAGCGGCTCTCATAGCCTGTGAACCCTTAAGGTCTACGTTAGCCATAGCATCTTCAATATCAGTTACCTTGAAGGCATAGGCTTTCTGCTGGTCAATCAGCAGGTCTACCTGTGAAGATACCAGTGCTTCATAAGTGATAGAACCGGTGTAGTCTGCTACGGTAGGATCTGCAAGACCATTGAAGTGAACAGTATCGCCAGCACCCTTTGCTCGGATTGCCGGAACTGCTTTACAAACTTTTCTAGCGAACAGGTTATCTTCCAGTGTCCTGACAATTTGTGCGTCCCATATCTGCGGGATAAAAGCATCTGCGTTTACGTTTGCTGCCATGTTATTTCTCCTTTATTTGCTCCATAGTTTCATGGATTTTGTGATTGCACCGAAGTTCTTCTTGACTTCTTCTCGGCTCATCTTTGCGACTTCCTCTCTTGTGAAGGATAGTCCTTGCGAACCATTAGAACCCATACTCGGTGCGGCTGTTTGTTTATTCTGTTCATTGACTTTTTCAACTTCGGCTTTCTTTGCAGATTCTCTTGCAAGGTAATCTGCGTAAGCCCATTTAAGAGGAACACCTTTCTTTTCTTCTGCCAATACTTCTGTGGGTATTTTGTCCTTTTCTGTGAAAGGTCTGCCATTTACCATCTGGAAGTATTCGACAAATTCAAGTTCTTGCTGTCGTTTGGTTTTCTGTTCCTCATATTCTTTGAGTACACTGTCGGCTCTTTCGGCTTTTGTTCGAAGTTCGATGAGTTCTTTGGCAGTTTCCTCGGGGATTCCGGTATCGACTAAACTGTTATACTGGACTTTGTCGTAGTCTTGCTTGATTGTTTCAAGAAATTCTTCTACAGTTCCTTGACCGTATTCGTTCTTGTATCCATAAAGCCTTGCCACTTCTTCCGCCTTTGACAGTTTCGTCTTTGCGTTCTCCCATTTCTCGGCAACGTTGTCGTAGTTCTTGCCCTTTTGCAACAAGGCTTTCACCGTTTCAACATCATCGAGATTGATTGTTTCTTTGTTACCATTTACCACAATTTCAATTTCTCTGGGAGTGGTATTCTCCGGCGTGGCGGTAACGGTTTCTGCACTGGTCTGTGCATTGCCATCGGGTAACGAACTTCCGTCCGCTTCAAGCAATGGCATGAGTCTGTTGTAAAACATAAATTCTCCTTCTCGCTATGGTTGGCGATTGATACATTAACTTTTATATGCCAAAAGCGAAGCCATTTCGGTTCGCAGATTGGTTGCTTCGGTTTCCAGTGCGGATAATTTGTTGACATCAAATTCAGTGGCAGTTCCATCTACAGTTGCCCGTAGTGGTCTGATGGATTCGGTGTCAATCTCCGCAAGTCGTTGTTTGATTTCCTGAACCCTTCTCTCATTCTCAATGATGGTAGGGTCGGGCATCTCCATTTCAACTTCTTTTGTTATGGTCTGTCCTGTCTTTACATCGTACTCAAGTGCGGTTACTATTTGTTTCATGTTTTCCTCCTATTTCATTTTGTAGAGAGTGAACCTTGAATTGGCTCCGATGCCGTTGGATAAATCCGTCATTATGGTGAATTTCGTTATAGAACTATGGGTTGATGTACTTGTGCCAACAATCTTCTGCATAAACAAAACACTTTTCCCAATATTACTCATTGAATTAGATTTGAACACATAATAACCACTGTTTGTTAGTTTGATATTTGTCATAGCAAAAGCGGTTTCTGGTGATTGGCTAAATGAGAATCTTGCATTGTTTACTCTCGTGCCAGTAATAGTTGTGCTATCTGCCATGATTCTTTGCGTGTAGTAATTGGTTGCCGTATTATTATCGTTTACAAACAGCATAAAGTTTGGGTTAACAGCAGAAGTTGGCGTTGTACTCACCAAATAATACTCATTCCCCTTGCCAATATCCAACCCCGTTATATCTACACTCGTCGTGTTGCTTGGTACAATAATGTCGGCTACTTTTTCTGCGACGAGTTTGTAGAGTTGGAAACGGGAGCCAGATAGAATATTGTTAGTTGTTTGGTTAACAAGGGATACTTTTGTTATTGATGATGCAGTAAATTGTGAAGTGCCACCAACATCATACAAAGCAACGTTACTGCTACCAGACGACATTGTAATTCCAGACTGCCACACCACATATCCGATATTGGCAAGTTTAATTTTTGAAAAAGCCGTATGCCTTGAATTTAATGCGTTAGTGTTTGTGATGATTGATGCGTTCGCTCTTACACCGCTAACAGATGTTGAAGATGCCTCGATTCGCTGAATACAGTAATTTGTAGCGGTTATATTATCATTTACATAGAGTGCAATTGATGCACCAACTGAACCGTTTAAATATTCACTCACCAACAACAACTCATCATCTTTCCCAATATTCAACCCCGTAAAATCCACTTGTGTCGTATTGCTCCCTACCGTCACATCCCCTATCAGTTCATAGGCAGGGGAGATGGATTGGAAGGTGTTTTTTAGTATCATGTCCATATTTATGCACCCCCAATGCGATAGAGTTGAAAGCGACTGCCGATGCCGATTGAGTTCGCTACAGACCCCGTAACCCTAACTTCTGTGACGGAGGTTGCCATAAACGTGGTGGTTGCATAAAAGTTATTCAGCAATATGCTTGACGAACCATAGTTTTCGGCAGAATTATTCTGCGATACGACATAACCGCTATTCGTCAGTTTTATACTGGAAATCAAAGATGCGTTTTGGTTTGTTGCGATATCTAACATTCTTGCATCGGATGTTCTTGCCGCAGGGTATGATGTTGAATTAGCAGAGAGGCCTTGCGAATAATAGCCAGATGTTGTTGCGTTGAAGTAAAGGTAATAAATGCTTGTTGATGCAGAAGTATTCTTTATGTCTGAAACCAACACCACCTCATCACCATTACCAATGTTCAAGCCAGTAATGTCCACACTTGTCGTGGCAGTACCAACCGTTATATCGGCAAGGAGTTCGTAGCCTTTTTCCACTTTGGTTCTGCGTTGGATTAAGATTTCACCCATACTATCACCTCACGATTTTAAATTGCAAGGGAATGTCTACTGCCGGTATGGCATTGGCATAAGCCGTCACTTGGTTAGTCCCACTCACCATCCGATATACAAGGGCGTAGTTGGTTAAAATTGCTTGGTCAGTTGCGTATGTTCCAGTTAAGGTTACATCGGTAACAGCATTGTCCGTACTTGCCATGCCTGTGACGGCGATGGTTTGGGAGTACGGTGCAGACGAACCTGTCCAACTTGCAGAGGCTAATGTGCCAGTATAAGTGACGGTATTCGCTTTGCCGTTCCATGCAGTTTTCTCTGCATCGGTCACAAATCGGTTGCTAGAGTCTTGCGTGATGATTGACGGAGGATGGTTGGCAGGGTGGGTATAGTTGTTCGCATTAGCCTCAATCCCATCGAGTTTCAAACGTTCTGTTGCTGTGAAGATTTTGTTGGTAGTGCTTTCAACCATGTTGTCCATGTCAAAGGCATCGCCTTCAACATTTGTCGGATCGTATACTGATTTCAGCATGTCACCGCCACCACTCGTTCCATCAGCACCATTGTAAACGGCAAAGGTAGAAGTTGTAGCATCGGTATATGTTATAGTATATGTATCGGTGGTGCCGGGAGAACCATCGCCAGAAGTTCTGATAATAGAAACAATCCCTCTGCCATCTTCACCGGGTTTTCCGGCAACGCCCCTTCTTGGAAGTATAGCACCCTTGATGTTATCGTCAGCAACCAAACCGGCATTCTGTACTCTGCCATCGGAAAAGGCTATCATCAGATAACCATTCTCAATGTAGGCTTTTGAAACACTAACAGATTCTTTTCGATTAGACAGTTCAGAAAGTTGAGTCTGAACCATTCGTTTCATTTCCGCCATTTCGGTATCGGCAGAGTTCGTGTATCGGATAAAGTCATCAAACAGTTTATCCGCTTTCTTCATGGCTTCTTTGATTTCAGATTCGGTTCTTCGCTTGTCACTTGTGATAGCAAAGATTTCCTTCTTTAAGTCTTTGGTAGTTGCCATGAGTTTTTTGTGAAGTTCGGTCAGTTCGAAGTCCGGAGATTTTTTTATATCAGATAACTTTGAATCGAGCGACTTCAATGTCTTTGAAATCGTCAGCAGATACTTCTTGTTTTCCATATCTGCATCGAACAACTTCATTATTTTCAGTTGGTCATTTAATGCACTAAACTGTTTCTTGTCCATATAAACCTCCCAACTGCGACATGATAGAGTCAATATCCATTTC